GGCTTGTTTAGATGGTGCAAATACAATTAATGTTGTAATTGCTACTCATGCAAAAGGTAATAATTTAGATAAAGACTCATATGGTAATGAAATCATACCTTTTGGATATAACATGACACATGATGAAAAGAAAGATAGAGTAAGACGTAGTGTTGGATATCTCAAGTATCAGAAAGCATTAACCGATTGGGATAAAGAAGATTTTACAGTCATAGACAAAGCTATAAAAGACGCAGATACATTTACAGGAGACTAATGTGACCAAAGCAGCAGAATTAGCAAAGATGGGTGAAGTCCTAGCCAATAGTCAGATTGGTGGGCGAAGGAATATTGTAATTAATGGTGCAATGCAAGTTAGTCAAAGGACAACAAGTTCTACTGGAGTTGGAGATGGTTCAGTTGGATATAAAGTATTAGATAGATTTAGAATTCAAAAGGGTGGAAGTCCTAATGCAAGATATACGATGACACAAGACTCTGATACTCCTTCAGGGTTTGCCAATTCTATGAAGTTAGAAGTTACAACAGCGACCACAAGTTTTGCAGCAGCAGACCATCAATATGTAGACCAATTTATAGAAGCACAAAATTTACAACAATTAGCTTATGGCACTTCTTCTGCTGAAAGAATAACACTAAGCTTTTATGTAAAATGTAGTACAGCACAGACTTTTGGATTGGATTTGGATAATGAGGATAATGACAGATATTTTAATACGACTTATACTGTTTCATCAGCAGATACATGGGAAAGAAAAATTATAACTTTTCCTGCTGATACAGTTAGTGGTTTTAATAATGATAATGGCAGAGGATTAAGAGTAAGATGGACTTTAACCGCAGGAGCAAACTATACAGGTGGCTCTGTTTCAACAGCTTGGTCAGGAACACAAAACTATGCAACAAACCATGAAAACACTTGGGTAGCTTCAACTGGTAGAACATGGCAACTTACAGGAGTCCAACTAGAAGTAGGCTCACAAGCCACACCATTTGAGCATAGGTCATTTTCAGAAGAATTAGCTTTATGTCAAAGGTATTTTTATAAACATAATATAAACAGCACTTCTGGTCCAAGAGCTTGTACTTATCATAGTAGTTATAAAATGATACATGATTTTTTTCCTGTTACTATGAGAGCTTTTCCAACGGCAACAGCGACATTTAACGCAAGTTTTACATCTAATACCCTTAGTACTAATGTTGGCAAATTTTATGTATTATCAGGCTATGATACTGGTCACAATTACTATATGGAAACTGGACAATATGATGCGGAGCTTTAAATGAAATATACTTATAAAGCACTTGGAAATGAACCTAAAGAATTAGGTGGCAACCCATCAGATTATATTTTAAGAAAAGAAGATGGTGCTTTTATTCCAATACATGAAGATAATAGAGATTATCAAGAATATTTAAAATGGGTAGCTGAAGGCAACACAATAGAGGATGCTGATTAATGTTGGGTCATTCTGCTATTGCTGATGCAGCCATTGCCGATGTAGGTGGTGTAGTACAAATAGCAACAGCAGAGATGAGTGCCATAGGTTCTTCTGCTACTGTGGGTGTAGGCACACTAGTTGGTGTATCTAGTATAAGTGGAATATTCACTCAGACTACAGAAGTTAGTACAAAAGTTAGTGGAAACATTGATCTCAGTAGTAATTTTATAACCACCGCAGAAAACATAGCTTTTGTAAATGAAGCGATTGCAAGTTTGGATGGCAACTTTACACAAACTGCTCAAGGTAACTTTACAACTCCTGGTACAACAACACAACAAATGAGTTTTACAAAAACAACATCTGGAGATATACTGTTTGTAGCAGTAACAACAGATGCAACAACAGAAACATATACAGAAATTACGCCATCTGGCACAGAGACATGGACAGAAATTACGCCTAGTGGCACAGAGACATATACAGAAATAGTGAGGTAAACATGGCTAGTACATATACAGATAACACAGGTGTTGAACTAATAGGTGCTGGTGAACAAGCAGGTACTTGGGGTAATACAACTAACAACAACTTAAAGATAATAGATAGAACACTAAATGGTGTTGTTACTTTAACAATCACTGGCAATAAAACATTAACGACAAGTGATGGTACTTTATCAGAAGGACATTATAAAGTTTTAGTTTTATCTGGTTCTCCATCTGGTGCATTTGATTTGACCATAGATCCTAACGATCAACAAAAGTGGTTTTTTATAAAAAATTCAACTAATCAAACTGCCACAGTAAAACAAGGCGGTGGATCAGGGACCACGGTAGCTTTAGCTACTAACACCTCTGGTATAATCTTTGCTGATGGCACTGGTGCAAATGCGAATGTAGCAGCAGTTCCAACAGATTTAGTAGGAGACACCAGTCCTCAACTTGGAGGAGATTTGGATACTAATGGTAATGCGATCTTATTTGGAAGTAGTAAGTGGTCAATAGCTCTTGATGGCACAGACTTAGATTTTAGATACAATGGTGTTACAAAATTTAAATTAGCATCTAGTGGTGCAGCAACATCAGCAGATAATATAACAGCATTTGGAAGTCCATAATGGCAGCATTACAAGCATCTGGAGCTATATCATTTCAAAATATTGAAGAACATTATAATCCTGGATCTAATTTACCAAGTCGAGGATTGAGTGAGTTCTATTTTGGTGGTTCATTGGTTCGTGATAATGCTAGTAATAATTCTTCAACTAATATGTCGGCTGGTGTGCCTAGTTCTGGTAATCCAATATCTCTGAATGATTTTTATGGTAAAGAAAGAGCTTTTAAAAAAACATTCAGTGATGGCAACACAAATCAAAGTGCAGATACTATTTTTGGTGATGATTTTGAAGTAGATTATCCAAAACAACTTGTTATAAGTTCAGGACATACTATTGGTTCAACCAGCACATCTAATGCTGCTTTAACAATAGAAAGCAATGGTGTTGGTTCAATAACTATCACAAACGAAGGTAGTATCGAGGGTGCAGGTGGTGCGGCAGGCGCAGCAGGTGGTAACGCTCTTGAAGTTGCTGGAAGTGTTGCAGTCACGCTAGTTAATAATGGTGCAATTAAAGCTGGTGGTGGCGGTGGTGGTACTGGAGGCACTGGTGGTAATGGTGTTTATACTGCTAATGCCACTTTTTCAAGCGTAACTGATGTCGGTGGTGGTGCTTTTGGTAATTATAGTACACCACAAAACAATATGCCTAGTTGGATGAACTCAATATATACAGGCGGTGGTGATTTAGATGGACAAGGTGTTGTTGGTGATAGACGTTGGAGAGGTATAAACGGACAATACGCAAGATATGGTGTGGGTTCCTCTACTCAGTTTAGAGTGAATCATGGTGGTGGTGCAGGAGATGGTATTAATGGAAACTGTGCAAACAGAGGACCTATGTACATATCAGCACAAACAAATACTACAGGTGTTTATACAGTTTCTGCTGCAATCAGTTCTCAATATGGAAGTGGCTATGGAACGCCAACTTTGTCTGTAAGCACAAGCACATCAAGCAGTGGCACTTTGTTTCAAAGTAGTGGTTCTGCAAACTTAACAGCTTCTACAACAACATATTTTACTTCTTATGGCACAACTTCAAATAACAAAGATTATTATTATAATAGTCTAAGTTTCTCTGTTTCTGGCACTTGTTTAGCAATACAGAGTGGCACTTCTGGTGGTGCAGGGGGTGTTGGTCAAGGGTACAACCAATCTGCTGCGGCAGGATCAAGTGCCAGTAGTGCATCTAATAATGCAGGTGCTGGTGGAGCAGGCGGTGCTGGTGGAGCATTTGGAGCATCTGGATCAACAGGATCAACAGGCAGCAATGGTAGTGGATCAAGCGTAAGTTTTCCATCTTCTGCACCAACAAATGGATCAAGTGGTAGTGCTGGTGGAGCATCTGGTAAATCAATACAAGGAAATAGTAATGTCACTCGTACTGGTACTGGTACTTTAACTGGAGATGTAGCGTAATGCCTATGACAGCTTTGAAATTTAAACCTGGTATTATATCTGATATTACATCTTACAGTAACGAAGGTGGTTTTGTTGATGGTGATAAGGTAAGATTTAGATTTGGTTTTCCAGAAAAATTTGGTGGTTGGGAGAAATATAGTTCTAATCAATATCTAGGTAGTGCTAGAAGATTACATAACTGGGTAGCTCTTGATGGTTCTGACTTTATGGGTATTGGCACACACCTTAAATACTACATAGAAGAAGGTCAGACATTTAATGATATAACTCCTTTAAGGGGTACTCAAGTTACATCTGGGGTAACTTTTACAACAAACACAACTTCTGGAACAGAATCTCAAGTAATAGTAAATTCTAATGCTCATGGAGCAAATTTAAACGATTTTGTTACAATAACAAATGCTGAAGGAGCAGATGCAGTTGGTGGGATACCTGCATCTGCTATTGGAGACTCTAATGGGAAAGAACATCAGATAATAGAGATCGTTAGTTCTAACGCATTTAAAATTGATGTTGGAAGTAATGCCACTAGCGTTGCTACAGGAATAGCAAGAGCTTCAGGAAGTGTTACTTTAGATTTTCAAATAAACGTAGGACTTGATAATACAGTTGGTGGAACTGGTTGGGGTGCTGGTCAATGGAGTGGTACAACATCTGGTGCTTTGGCAACACAACTTAACGAAAACTTGGACACAAGTGAGACTGGTATAGCTGTTGATGATGAAACAGGAATTACAGACGCTGGAGATGTTATACTTGTAGATGAAGAGCTTATGCTTGTAGCAGGAGATACTGACGATAACACTTTAAATGTAACAAGAGGGCACAGTGGCACAGATGCAGCCACACACACAGATAATACTCTTGTAAGACTAGCAACTGGTAATGCAGATTCTGCCAATGACTTTGTTGGATGGGGTAATGCAGCAAGTGTCACGACCCCTGGAGCACAGATTAGATTATGGTCACATGATAATTTTGGTGAAGATATAATTATTAATCCAAGAGATGGTGGATTGTTTTACTGGGACAAAACAAATGGTTTAGGCAACAGAGCCGTAGAACTTAGTGCTACAAGCACATATTCTGGAGAAACTAGTGTGCCTACAATAGCCAAACAAGTTCTTGTATCAGACCAAGACCGACATGTTATTGTATTTGGTTGTGATGGATTAGGTGCAAACTCTTCTGCTACACAAGGGAATGGGGTACAAGATCCATTGTTGATACGTTTTTCTTCACAAGAAAATCCAGTGGATTTCTTTCCAACTGCTACAAACACAGCAGGTGATTTAAGGTTAGGTGGTGGATCTACCTTCGTACAAGCTGTTGAAACAAAACAACAGATACTCGTCTTCACTAATAAAACACTACACGCTATGAAGTTTATAGGTCCACCATTTACGTTTGGTCTGCAAGAACTATCAAAGAACATAACTATTATGAGTCCTTTTTCTGCTGTTGCCGTTGAAGATGCAGTATTTTGGATGGGTGTTGATACATTTTATGTTTATTCTGGTGGTCAGACAATACAATTACCATGCACGGTAAAAGATAAAGTATTTCTAGATTTTAATTTTGCAGAGCGTGATAAAGTTCATGTAGGTGTTAACTCAGAATTTAGTGAGTTATTATGGTTTTATCCATCTTCTGCTGGTACGCAGATAGATAAATATGTTGCTTATAATTATTTGGAAAAAGTTTGGTATTATGGAACATTAGCAAGAGACGCATGGATTGACAGAGGTATAAGAAATCTGCCACAAGCTACTGGCAATCAGTATCTTTACAATCATGAAGTAGGTTTTGATGATGATGGATCTGCCATGACATCGTTTATAGAATCTTCAGCCATTGATATAGGAGATGGTGATAAGTTCTTGTTTTTAAAACAAGTTATTCCAGACATTACATTCAATGGATCAACAAGTCTTAATCCAGATGTTGCGTTTACAATGAAATCAAGAAACAATCCTGGTGCTAATTTTAACGAGACAACTCAAGCCACTACACAAAGAC